CCTCCCAAATCTTCCGCTCTTTCGCAATCAATCTGCGAAGCTGCGCGAGAGTAAGGGTAGGTTCCGCTTTCTGTGCTCGTGTGTACTTCACCGTAGCTTTCACGGGTGTCTTTTTGGCTGTCATAGAATCCTCCAATTCTGTGTTACGCTTTACGGCCACGATTCCTAAACGAGTGTAGAATGGTATTGTACCGTTCTGCACAGGGTAGGTTAGCCTCACCGAAAACTTTGTGGGCTTTTTCAATCGTGATAATCTCTTTGATAATCAACTGTAGAAGTACAGTCCGCCAGCCGCGATATTTCTCCGCGAGCGGTACGCCATGGTCATCAAAACCCATAACCGTATATTCAGGCATCCATCCACGCTGCACCCAGCACGCAATTTCGGGCTTCTTATTGCCGTACTCGTCGCTGTAAAGCAGTGTCAACTTGTCTGCGTGCGGATGCTCACGGTAATAAACTTTCAGCTTGCATTCGTCGCGTAGTTTAGTGATAAGCTGGTCATGGCTCATGATGCGGCCAAAACGTTGCTGGATGTCCTTATATTCCTCTTCAGTGCACCACCGATACTCTTTTGCAACTTCCTCGTTGCCCTCTCGCCAGCGGCAGAGTTCTTCTTTCGTCTGATTGCTGCTGTCATCATGTACGTTTTCAGCGTACGCAGCGACTGCGGCTTCCTGCTCAGGCGTCAACTGCTCCTCCACCATGTAACTCTCCCACGGTGCGACATCGTTGTTACGGGTGCCCTGAACCTGCTTGATTTGGTCGGGGGTTAACCCGCTATCTACGGCTTTCGGGGCAGCGGCTTCCCATCTTTCGAGATACTCCTCATTACTTATGTGCATCATATCGTTAAACCCCTCCGTTTAACTTCCGCCAACAACGCATCGTTCGAAAAGCTGGATAGAACATACGGTCGTCGATTGTACAACTGCTCTTTCGCAGTTGCCCATCTGACGTTCCCTACTTCGTAACTCCCGTCGTTGTTGATACGATCCAATGAATGCTTGGGTGTTGGTCGAAACCCTAGTTCTTTCAGAAAGTCTTCGAAACTTTCAAATTTGAACTGGATTCCTCGGCCACCATACGCGGGGTAGTCCCTGTTTGTCGTGAGAGTACAACGAGTTTTCGCAGAACAATATGCCTGATATTCGGGCATACTCTGCAACCCATTTCGGTTAGCGTAAGACATATGCTCCTCCACTTTCGATAAGGCTCAGGCGTCCTGCACGATCATGGAGGGGCCTACGTTGCGTGGAATCCACGTACACTCTGCGGATCAGGCAGAGCAACCATGAACACTTCGTTTGCCTTCTAGACGACAAACTCCGTTAGCACTCGAATCGAGCAATAACGCCCTATCGAAATGCACGTTCACTACAAACTAGATATCTTCACACATCTCTTTGAACGCTTCGTCGTTCTGAATCTGAATGTTCTTTAACCGGCGTAGGTCGCTCACTGTTTTTCTGAGCCTCCCAATCAACTTACGCTGTCTCGAATTCTCTTTGCGGAGTAGCTCAATCGAATCACGCAAAGCGTGCACTATCTCAATCTCATTAGGATTGTTCATGCTTCCTCCTCCAAGGAATGACGTTCTAGATACTCTGCGGCAAGCCGACAAAGTTTAGGGTCGTCTAACAAATTTCCGATGCCAAGATTACAACGTCGGTGCAGAAACTCTCGAAGTGCCAGAGTCTCATGGTTGTGGTCTTGGACAGGACTACCTAACTCAGTATTGTCAAAAGGTTGCCTACAAAGAGCACACAGACCGTTCTGAGATGCTAATCTAGCTGCATACGCTTCCGGAGTACCCCAACGCTTCTTTCGAGCCGTGCGTAATCTATGTAGCCTATGCTTCTCTGCGTTTTCAGGGCTGGCTGCTATCCATGCCTGTTTACGAGCCGTATCCTTCGCCAAATTTTCAGGTCGTTTACGATACGCCCGCATATACGCATTATGGGCAAGCCTTCCTACTTCGGTATTTCTGTTCATAAATCTCCTTGAAAGAATTGAGGGGGAATTCAAGGTTCCCCCTCGTCTACCGTTCATGAGGCGATAGAAGTATACAACTAGGGTACGACGGTCACGATAATCTGAGAAAATACATCGTTATCGGGAAGACCGAAGGCGTTGTTGCCGAGGGTGTTATCCGAAAATGGATAACAAACCTCGATAATCGCCTGACCGACGTTGTGGGCCGTGATGAGACCGCTGCCAGACACCGAGGCAATCAGAGCCGAGTAAGGGCTGAGATTGGCGGGGTTGTATCCAGTAAAAGCTGGATAGTTATACGACTTGTAAGTCGCGGAAGCAACTGGCGTGTAGTCATTACCCTTCACGTCAACTGCCTGCGGCGTCAGTTGCACAGTGTTATGACACGCCACGGGAGAACCGAGTGAATTCGGCTGTCCTTCAAAAACTGTGACTGTCTTGCTCGAAAGACTGAGCGTGACTGCGTACTGGTGCCCACCGGGAGTTACCCCGGCAGATTGTGCGACTTGGCTACCCACTTGGGCGACGTTGGTTCCCGAAACCAGAACTACTGCGAGAACACCGAGGCCGTCCGTTGGGTTGTGCTGTGGATTTGGATTTGCCAAAATAATCTCCTTTTCGCTAAGACTCAGGTGGGGCTGTATCTACCTCGTCCAATTATGCATTGTCTGCGTTGTACGAGTACAGCCCCACAAGGAAGTCGATTAGCTGATTGCGCTTGCCGCGTCGATCTGGCGCATACGGATGGTCGTATCCGGGCCGAGCGAAGTCGTGAAGTGCACACGATAGCTCGTCCAGCCGGGGATCAATCCTTCCGGGTCGGCAACAGTTGGCTCTGCGTTCTGCACAATGTTGCATTCGCAATTGTTAACCCGTGCAGTGGGTAGCAAGTCATTTCTGCTTGCTTCTTAAAGTTTGATGGACGACTACAGATTCGCACGCTTTCAAGAACTCTTCAACCGTTCGAGTCCTCTTCATATCGTTACAAGTTTTACAGCAAGGAGCACAGTTGGTAAGCGTATAGCCTACGTTGTTGTCCTGCCTATCAACGCCGTTGTACAGGTATACACCGTTACAACTGCTGCCGAAATATTCTTGAACGGGTGCTAAACCACAATAAAAACAATTACCAGAGGTCAATTCTCTAAAATCCTGCTTAGACAAATTGAATTCAAGTTTTCGTTTTTCGGCTTGCCATCTGTATGTAGAATACAGAAGGTTGAAAGATGCTTCGCCTTCGGGCAACGTATTGTTCAGAGAATTGAGTCTTGCTCTCTCTGCTGAAACTTCCCGACGCAAGCAACCACAGCTTCTCTTTTTATCTGAACGAAGAGAAGCACCAGTCGCCACACACCTATTTCCGCAATCACATTGGCAAATCCAACGTGAACGATTGTGTTTTGATTCTGTAGAAGCGATTACGACAAGTCTGCCGTATCGTTCGCCAACATAGTTGGGCTTATCCATATTTTCCTTTAAGGTCGGACTATCGCACCCCCCGATACGATCTGGGGGTCTTCTCATTTAGTCTCTCACGGTCGCCTAAGCGTTCCGCCTTGTTGGCATTTCAGCTTCCAAGTCAATTAGAGAAGATTTTTTAACCTACAAACCTTTCAGTTAGTAGGACACCGAATTGATGTTACGCCACTCACCGTCACCGAAGCCCGTATCACCCTTCGCTCCGAGGTTGATGGAGAAGATACCATCGCGCCCGAAGATGTAGGTGCGGAGTGCGGTCAGACCCGTGATGCCGCTGTAGTTCGTGGTCTGGGTGACCAAGTTGGTCTGATAGAAGTCCACGCCCGTGGAAGGCAGCGTGATAACTTCGGTCAGGTCAACCGAGACGAGACTGTCCATCTTCATCTGGCCCACCGGAGTGTGCTTCAAGATGTCGATTGGGGAATCGTTGCTGTTGTCAGCAAGGACATCGCCCAAAGCGAACGGATGAATGATGCCTGCGAAGGACTTGGAGCCTTCGTCGAACGGACGCACGCTGCGACCCGCCAGCGACTGAACGCTGTTACGAATCTGAGAGAGCGACAGAGCGGTGAAGCTCGAAGTGCTGGATGCAGCCAGTTCGGTCAGAACTGATGCGTCGATGCTCGATGCACCGTCGGCAGTTGCACGCACGAGTGCGGACAACGATTCGCCAAGACGATACGACATTTCACGAGCAACGTTCTCAACGGTGTTGTCAATCGCAGTCGCTAAACTGAGCGAACTGAAATTGGCATAATCTGCATATTCACCGATAGTCGCTGTGGTGGTCAGAACGGAAACGCTCAGAGACGAACCAACCGTCCCTTCCGTGGTCTGC